TTGTTTCTACGGATTTGACTGCAACGACTTTTAGGATTGCTGCTACTCAAGGAGGCACAGCCATTGAGTTAAGTGGTTCTGCGAGCGGCACCTATGCAGCAAGAGGGTTCCAGCTTTTGGCTGAGCAACGATTTTATTCAGATCAAGAGCTAGCAAATGGTGGTGTTGTTCACCCTTATGCACCGTTTGAAAAATTGCTTGGCGACGTTTACCGCGTGGTAACAACCTTTAAGAGCCCAGATGGTGGAACGGAGATTGGCAATATCACTGAACTCACAGCGCAGCTGGACTATCCAGACGTAGTGGAGAAGCAGAACGACGTGGCGATTTCCAACGTGGCATCTGGAACGGTTATCAACCTCGCCAAGACGTTCAGGCAGATCAAAAGCGTAACCATCACCGCGCTGCAGACGACAACAAACCCAAATGTAGTGACCGCTGTGGTTAGGGCAAAAAGCACCAGCTCGGTTACGATTAGTTGTCTGAACTCAAGCGGCAACCCTGTTGCTGGTGAGGTTGACATTTTGGTGATTGGTTTCTAATGGCTGACGCACGCATTTCCCAGCTGCCCTCGGCTAGCACGATTTCAGCTAATGACGTGCTCCCGTTTACCAGCATTAGCGCAAGCGAAACACGGCGAATTACAGCTAACAGCCTTGGCTTGGTCCTTACCCAACTGGGGCTGACTGTTGGGTCGAGTGCGCCGACAAGCCCAGCACCCTATAACGGGCAGCTCTGGGTGGACACAAGCACTAATCCGCCAGTCTTGAAGGTTTATAACGGCGCATCATTTACGATTGTCAGTTTTTTACCAGGTTCTTCGGTCGCCACCAGTCCCTCTAACAGCGCTCCAACGTCGCCTGTTGCCGGTCAACTTTGGTTTGATACAAGCCAAAACCCTGACGAGTTGAAAATCTATGACGGTGCGAATTTTGTTCGCGTTGACCCTCAAGGCATTACGCAAACCGCTGGTGATGCAAGGTATCTGCAGCTTGATTCAGCTTCAGGCTCGCCAACCAGTGCCGCTTCATATTTGCAATTAGCCGGTGGGACGTTGACGGGCAACTTGACGCTTGTGGGTGATCCAAGTTCCAACAATATGGCGTCAAACAAAAAATATGTTGACGACAGCATTGCGGCGATTCCTGCAGCAACAGACCTGACGCCTGCAGGCACAATCATTTATTCAGCAAGGTCAACTCCCCCAACTGGATATTTGGCAGCTGATGGCGCAGCAATCAGCCGAACAACCTTTTCTGCGTTATTTGCAGCGATTGGAACAACTTATGGCAATGGCAACGGATCAACGACTTTTAATGTTCCGGACTTGCGCGGTGAGTTTATTCGCGGACTAGATAGCGGCAGAGGCGTTGACAGCGGTCGAGGGCTTGGGAGCCAACAGGCTTCTGCAAACGTCAGTCACACGCACGAAGTTGAAGGGAACACAAACACTACACAAATCAGGGGCACAGTCCGAAATATTTCGGAGACTTACGCTGGCCTAGGCACGGCTAGTGGCGTGTTTTCAAAAATGTCGAACCAAGATGCGGGACTGACGCCAGGTGACCCCAACACAAGCGCTACCGGTGGTTTTTCACTAAATGCTGACCACTTCCACCAAATTGATATTACGAGTGGAAGTAGAGGCGGTACCGAGTCGCGTCCGCGCAACATCGCCCTGCTTGCCTGCATCAAAACATGACGCAAGGTAAAATCACGTAAGGAGGTGCCTTATGGCTATCAGCCCTGGGACGTACAACGTAAGCATCCAGCGCAGAAGCGACTGGAGCGTGATCTTGCAATTCAAGGACAGCACTAATACGGCTATAAATTTGACTGGTTATACGGTTTATGCGCAGGCGTGGGACAAGGCGCGCTCAACAAAATACGCAGACTTTGGCGTTGCTTATACAGACCGAGCCAACGGCAAGGTCACGATCAGCCTGACTGACGCCCAAACAGCAACCTTCATCGACGAGGTGTATTACGACGTAATGCTGGAGAACGGCAATGGATTGCGGGAGTATTACTTGGAAGGCGTTATGTTTGTGTCACAGGGGTACACGTCGCCATGACAGCAGTCAACGTAACGACTGACGGCAAGACGGTAGTCGTTGAAGACACCACTACAAACACTGTCTCGATCACCACAACTGGTCCTCAGGGTCCTGCTGTAGATGGATTCTTCTTTGATGGAACCGCTAAAGTAGATAACAGCATCGTCTACTACGACTCGTCCGCTGGCGAGTTCAAGGCAGACGACACTTGGACAATCCAAACACTCGTGACCGGGGGCAACTTCTAAGCCATGGCAAACGTCATCCGCATAAAGAAGAGGTCAGCGTCAGGCAGCGCGGGGGCACCTGCGGCGCTCGCTCCATCGGAGCTGGCATTCAACGAAAATAGTGGCGACCTAAAGCTGTATTACGGCTTGGGTGATGATGGCAATGGTGAGGCCACTTCAATCATCACGGTTGGCGGCTCTGGAGCGTTTTTCAGCAAAACCGACGCAAGAGCTGCAAATGGCGTTTTGGCTGGTCCAACGACTGGCTCTGACGCAAACCCGACTTTCAGGGCTTTAGTCGCCGCCGATATTCCTAGTCTTGCCCACACCAAGATCAGTGATTTCGACACTGGTGTGCGGACTAACCGCTTGGATCAGATGTCTGCCCCTACGGGCAATGTTGACATCAACTCCAACAAGCTGACCAACGTCACTGACCCGACTTCGGCGCAGGATGCAGCAACCAAGGCGTATGTCGATGCGGTCAAGACTGGCCTGGACGTAAAGGATTCGGTCAAGGTGGCCACCACGGCCAACATCACGCTGTCTGGAACGCAAACCATTGACGGTGTTGCGGTTTCTGCTGATGAGCGTGTGCTGGTCAAGGACCAGTCAACTGGATCTGAAAACGGGATCTACGATTGCAAGGCTGGGGCCTGGGCACGTTCCAGCGACTTTGACGCAGACAGCGAAGTCACGTCTGGCGCGTTTGTCTTTGTTGAGCAAGGCACTGCAAACGCAGACTCTGGTTTCGTCTTAACCACCGATGGCACAATCACGGTTGGCTCTACTGCGTTGAGCTTTACGCAGTTCTCCGGCGCTGGTCAGATCACAGCAGGAGATGGCCTGCAGAAGTCAGGCAACGCACTGTCAGCCGACCTCAAGGCCAACGGTGGGCTTGTTATTGAGTCTGCTGAAATTGCTCTGAAGCTGGATGCAAGCAGTATCACCGGAACTCTTGCCATTGGCGATGGTGGCACGGGCTCAACTTCTGCCTCCGATGCCAGAACGGCACTTGGCGTAGCAATCGGAAGTGATGTTCAAGCGTTTGACGCTGATCTAACTAATCTTTCAAGTTGTCAGTCTGGAGCGTCTGCAGCTCTGGCCGCGCTGACTTCTACAGAAGTCGCAATTCTGGACGGCGCAACGGTTACGACTGCTGAGCTGAACATTATGGATGGCAACACCTCAGCAACATCAACAACGCTTGCAGCCGCTGATCGCATGGTGATGAACGATGCAGGCACTATGAAGCAAGTTGCATTGACTGATTTGATTACTTTCATCGCCAACGGAACGGCTAGTTCTTACGTGGTCGATGGCGGCACTTATTGAGGTAACTCATGTCTAACACCATCAAGCACAAAAGGGGCACATCTACCCCTGGAGCGTCTGATTTGGTTGCTGGTGAGTTAGCAATCAACACAAGCAATGGCGATGTTTTTACTAAAACTGACGGCAACGCGGTCGTACAGGTTGGGCGTGACGTTGTAGACGACACCTCGCCTCAGCTTGGTGGCGACTTGGATATGAACTCCAACTTTATTTCCAGCGGAATCCTTGGAGTCAAGAACACGGGTGCTCAGTCAGAAGTTCGTTTGTACTGCGAATCCAACAACGCGCACTATGCATCAATCAAGGCACCACCTCATAGTGGTTTTTCTGGAAATATTACATTTACGATGCCAGGCACGGATGGCAGCGCCAACCAAGTTTTAAAAACTGACGGGTCTGGCAATCTTGACTGGGTTGCCCAAACCGCTGCTTATACAAACAGTGATGTTGACGCGCATTTAAATCAAAGCAACCCAACTTCTGGATACGTGTTGAGCTGGAATGGCTCAGATTACGCATGGGTTGCACAATCCGGCGGGGGAGGCAGTACGTCACCAGGCGGCAGCAACACTCAAGTACAGTTCAACAACTCAGGCAGCTTTGGAGGGTCTTCAAACCTAACATTTGACGGCACAAACTTAACTTGCGGAGGCACTGTTAGTGCTGTATCTTCTGCATCAAGCACTGCTGGACTGAGAAAAATTACCACTTCAACGTCTAGTCCTTCTGGCGGTTCAGATGGTGACATCTGGATCAAATACACTGCTTAAAAAATGACTGTTTACTACGTTGATTTTTCTGGGTCTGCTGGCAGTGGCAATGGAAGCTCGTTTGCTAATAGGGCCAGCTTAATTAAAAACATATCACACGGCACCTTAACCGCTGGAACGGATGAGATTAGGTGCAAAGGCAATCCAGTAACTTCGCTGGGCACTGCAAAAATAATAAATCTTGGCCGAGATTATCCAAGTTATGGCTCTGAGTATTTATCTGGGAGTGATCTTAATTACGTCAATTCAACTGGCGAAACTTATTGGACTGATGATGGTTGGCAGACTGGTGATCGTATATTTATTCTTGAAGACACAGTTGCAGCTGCCACTAGCCAACCGTCATTGGCAGGAATCCATACAATAACTATAGACAGCAATTATAATAATAGAGTTAAAATTGATGGTTACACCGCAAGTAGTACGACCTCCGGCTCTGGCGGAAATTTGCGATATTGCGCAATCAATTCTGATATTTTTGAATTAAATACGTCTAATTTGACGCGAGAGATTGCGTCAATGGAATTTGGCAGAACTGCTTGGACTGGCGTTAGCGGAGTAACCACGTCTATTGACGTTCATTACGGCAACAATAGTTTCAGCGATTACGTCTCTTCTTTGTTTAGTGGGTCGGACAAAATTTCAGTTCCTACTAGTCAGTCTGTAGGCAAAATTGCACATTATCAATTGCCTAGTACGCTCGATTTGTCGGGCTACCAGCAGCTGTCATTTATGTGTCGCGTTGGAACTAGCTCAAACGGTGATATTTCATTTAGTACACCTGACACAATCCGGCTTTGCACTGATACGGGCGGCAACACTTCAGTTCATACTGCCTCAATCAATATCAGAAACGCTGGCGGAACTTGGTGGATTGCATCGGTTACGGATTTTGGAGCAAACATGAACAGCTCTATTAAATCAATTGCTTTATACCGAGAAGCATCCCAGTCGTCAGAAGTTACATATAGGTTTCAAAATTTTATCGCCTGCAAAGATTCATCTTCTGCCGATTCAATTACGCACCAAAGCCTAGTAGGGCTCAACGATACAATTCCAATTTGGTATAACGTAGCGTTTATAAAAGGCGACCTTGTTTGCGTCAAAGGTATGGATAATTACAGGGGCAACAAAGCAGGGTTTTACAACGGCGGTTGGGGCGTTAAGTGGACAAAATCAGGCAATAGCGTCGATATGTATAAAGTTGAGCCATTTTTGCCAACTGGAGCGACAAGCGACAGCCAAATTATGGACGAGATAGATAGTACCACTGGCTCTTACACTGACAATAATTTTGTGACAGTATCTGGCGGCTGGAACGCTACTGATATGTCATCAAAGTCTGGGGTTACTATTATTCAGGGCAACGGGCGAGGTACTGGCATTGAAGCCTATAATGAAACTAAATTTGAGCTGAAAGATTTATTTTGGCATAGCTTCTGGCAAGTAAGATTATACTATTCTTATCATATAAAAATTACAGACTGCGGCTTTGCCCATTTGCATAATACCAGCTCCATGAGCATGAGAACCCTATGGGGAACGCGCGGGCTTAAGTTTAACTACTTAAACGCGTTTAGGAGTTATCTTTATTTTGATTATTTTAGCCAAGCGTCAGCGGCAGTTGCTAGCGATTTTAATTTCAATTATTGCGGGTTCGGTGCTTATGGCTATGTGTATTTTGACATGGAAGCTAACGCAGGAACTCACAATTATGCAGATCACAAAAACTTTTTAATTAACAATTTTGATGCTTCGCCAACTCAAGCGTATGATGTAGCTCGTTTTTATGACTTTGATTTAGTACAAATAAATGAGTTCAAAACGCAAGGCGGCGGAAGAAACGCAACGCCTTCTTTATATGGCACCAAAAAAGCAACATTTGCTTCTGTTAATGTAACTAGCAATTTTGATATAGGCAGCGATACTGAAATAAGAATTGATAGCTTTACCCATACGTTGGCGTTAGACGCAAACAACCCAACAACGTCAGTAGGAAAACTTGTTGGAGGCAATCAACAGGGCACAGC